TAACATAGGTTGCATAACTGTAGCTGGGTCTACACCATTCATGGCTGCTTGCTGATAGATAACATCCATGTTAATAGATGGGTCAGGGTAAGCAGTATGCTCTAATACTTCTGTCTTCTCATCTGAAGCCAACATTTGTAGTTGTGCGTCAGATAAACCTTTATACTCGTATTCTTCTTCCTCTTCTTCTTCTTCAGCATAGACTTTTACATATCCGTTTTTAGATAGTAATGCGTCTTTAAACCATACATAAAATACTTTAAACCCTTCGTTCTTTTCCATAACGACATGGTTAATGTAATCTGTTTCTTGGTCTGCTGCTTCTTGGTCTTCAGGACCTTTAGGGTCAAACTGAACAACCTTGTCACCGGCTACGAATACTTTAAGTAATTGTGGTAATGCTGACTCAATCGTATCTTGCACGTCATAAGATACAACTTGTGAACGACCTTCTTCTTCGTTACCGAATGGCTGACCTAAGTAATAGTCAATAGCCTCTGCTCTATCGTTAGATAGTGATGAGTCATTTACACCATAGGCAATAGATTCCTGTTGCTCTATCTGTGCAATGATTTCCATATCTTGTATCTTCATTAAACAATCCCTGTATTAAATTTATTGGATTTACATAGATTATCGTTTGCAGGTATTACTTGCAAATTCATAATAGTATGCAATCCACATACGTTTTTATTTCGTAACGGAATGATATGGTCAACGTGCCATTTAAAACCAAATAACTTACTACGCAATCTAGCTAGGCTATATGCTTCGTTGATTAACCATCTTTCATCAGCATCTACCCATTTAGGTATACGCTTTGCTCTTATCATTTTATTGATTTTGTTTTGTTCTAAATGCTTATCTCTGTGATTTTGTTTCCATCTATCTTTAGCTGCTTTAGTTCTAACTCTATTATTTTCAGCCCACTTTTGTTTATATTCTGCTGCACAAGGTTTGCATCTATAATCTAAGCCATCTTTATTCTTTTTCATTACAGGAAACATGAATAAAGCAAGAATCTTTTTGCACATAGAACATTTCTTATCCATTACACTATTCCCCGATTTGTGTATTGTATCTTTTCACCACCCCAAGACTCATTCTTCATTTGGTCTACAGATGTAGCCATATATCTAAATGCGTCAGCACCATGTGAGTATTCGTCATGCAAAGGTGCTCCTGGTTCGTTTGTAGCTGAGTTGATTGAACGCTTATAATTCTTTAAACACTCTAGCAATCTACTTGTACTCTTATCAAAGTAACACTTATGGAAGTGCATCCTTGCTAGTTTAATACCTGATTCTATACTGGCTATTGGGATAATTCGTACATCCCAACCTTGCTTTCTCATTATATCTTCTGCTGATAATCCGTACTTGTAATCTTTTGTCTTACCATCATGTGGTAGGAACATCTTACCCCAATTGTAATTAAGATTCTTGAGTTCAGATGAAAAGCTGTCTAGTGTCCTATGATTGTCCTCTATGTATCCAACAATACGTATATCAGATATGCCACGTTGACATAAGATAATAGCCATAGAGTCATTAAAGCCTAAGTCCATAACTACATGAACCTTCATCATAGGGTCATAAGGTACAGTTGTTATACGGTTACCTTCTTGTGCTTCTCGTATCTCGTTAGAGTATATAGCACCATCTACAGCAGCCTTACAATCACCTTCCCATATGTTTGCATAATCAGGGTTAGTCTTTAAACTATGTTGCCTTTCATCTTCCAAGACATCTGGAAACCAAGGATTATCCTGCCAATTAATTTTAACTACCTTAGCGTTCTCTGGTGGGTCTACTACAAACCTTTGGTATGTGTTATCTGTATCTATGTTAGGGTTAAACGATACCCATATTTCTGAGTCTGGTTTACGTATAGTAGGTATAAGTATATCCCACGATTTGCGTGAAATGGTTTGAGCTTCCTCACACCATACAATTTGCACGCCCTCATAGCTCTTTATTGACTCAACCGTATTGTTTGCTAATCCGGTAAAGCTAAATAAGCTACCATTAACACCACGTATCTCTGACTCTAATACTTCGTAAAATGGACCTAAGCCTAATGACTGTATTTGGTCTGTTAATAATTGATGCACAGACTGACGGATACTGCGTTGTATTTCTCTAGCACATAATATGCGTAATGGCTTATTGCTTGCTTGTAATAATAATGCCCTAGCAAACCCCCAAGACTTTCCACTTCCACGACCACCGTATGCTACCTTGTATCTATGTGGTTGGAATAAGAAGTCTAGCTTATCAGGAAACTGGGCTATCGTCTTTTGGTTTGACAAAGTCTAATCCAATACTTACAGGCAACGCTTGTCCATCTGGACCACTAACCTCATGTGCTTGTGTTTCTTTCCATCTTGCCCTAGTTTTTAACCAAAAAATAGCAGCACTTGTATTACCATCTTTAGCTTGCTGAAATAACGTCTGTGCAATAGAAGCATTAGCGTCTACACGACCATTATCTAAATCCTTTTTATAATGCTTAACTAGCGTATCAGAGCTTATGTCTAATTTATTAGCTATATCTTCATAGGTTATACCTACAGCAGCTAAAGTTCTTACTAGCTTTTGGCTTTCTTCACTAGGGATATGTTCTATTCCTTGCATATATACCCCCTTATAACTCCGAAAGTGCTGGAATACCACCTGCTAAGTACTCAGCTAACTCTTTGTTCATTAAGGACATTTCTTTAATCTCTAGCTTATTTTTGTTAGGTAATGTATCTAGTTTAGATAATGCCTTAGCTTTATGGACATATAAGCACTCATCTACAGGTGCTTTGTCATGTTTAAATACTATTAACCATCTTGTAAACATCATAATAACACCGCCTTTTGTCCAGTAAAGTCTTCCCAGCGTTTTATTATAACATCACAATATTTTGGGTCAAGTTCCATTAACCTAGCACATCTGCCTATTTTTTCAGCAGCTATTAATGTGCTACCAGAACCGCCAAATAAATCTAAAACAATATCTCCAGCTTTACTATTATTATTTAATGCTCTTTCTGAAAGTTCCACAGGTTTTTGAGTAGGATGAAATTCATTTTTAGAATGTCTTTTTATATCCCATACCGTAACTTCATTGTTTGGTCCACTCCAATAAGGAGCGTGACCTTTTTTAAAAGCATAAATACAAGGCTCATGTTTAGATTTGTATTGAGCTCCAATAGCTCCAAATTGAGCTAAATTTTTATTCCAAATAATCCATGTTCTAATTTGATAACTACAATCCTCTAGTGCATTAATTACATCTTTAGCAAATCTATCGGCAAACCAAAGGTAAAGAGCTGCCCCTTCTTTACTTACCATATAAGCAATTGGTAAAGCTCCAGCATACATAAGAGTTTTATCATCATTATCTAACTTGGTTCTACGCTTTTCTGTAGCATGACCACCATCATAATCTACCCCATAAGGTGGGTCAGTAAATACCATATCGGCTTTTTGACCATCCATGAGCTTTTCTACTGCATCTATGCTTGTGCTATCGCCACACATAAGCCTATGGTTACCTAATTGGTATATATCACCTAGCTTTGTTGTAGGCTCTATAGGAACTTCTGGCACAGCATCTTCGTCTGTTAAGCCATCTGTTAATTGTGTAGGGTTTAGTAATGCGTCTAACTCATCTACGCTAAAGCCTAGCATAGCTAAACTTACATCATCTTTTATATCCATTAGCTCTAGGGATAGCATTTCATTATCCCATGTTGAGTTTATGGCTATTCTATTGTCGGCTAGTATATAAGCCTTACGTTGTGTTTCGTTTAAATGGTCTAACAATATAGTAGGCACTTCTGTTAAGCCTAGCTTGCGTGCCGCCATGACTCTGCCATGACCAGCTATAATGCCATTATCTTTGTCTATCAGTATTGGGTTATTAAAGCCAAACTCTTTTATGCTTCCAGCTAACTGTGCTATTTGTGCGTCATCATGCACCCTAGCGTTTTTAGCATAAGGTATTAATAAATCTATTGGCTTGTTAATTATTTCCATTGTTTTGCAACTCCCTTAGGTTGGTTGCCCTCTGTGTTTATTGGCTTAATAAGCCTCTATAGTACATTTGTTCTATTAATCTTGGGTCCATATAGTTCTGTTGCATTGTCTTACCTGGGTTGATAAGATTTTGCATGTATGGTGACATTTGTGCAGGTTGTTGCATACTAGGCATAGACTGCATCATTTGTGGCTGTGTTTGTTGTGATAATAGACCTTGAAGCATTTGCTTTTTAGCATCTTCTTCTGCCATCTTGCGAGCCATTAACTCTTGTTGAGTTGGTTGACCGCCTGTCATAGCATTTGTTAAGTAGTCTAAGATGTTCATAGTTCGCTTTCCTTGTTATTCCCTGTAAGAGGATATATCATTCGTTTGTAGCAGTCCCACCATTCTTGGCTATAGTCTGTAGACTGATAGTCTTTAAAGCATGGTGTG